GAACCACTTAATTTAGAGTTACCTGACCCACTTTCTGCAAATGATGTGGAGTGGATTGTAATTAATCAAGACAACTATAAAGAAGTTTTTGATAAACTTACAGCAGATGGCAAACAACCTGTGTTATTTGCATTAACAGACAAAGGTTATCAAGCATTATCAATCAACTATGCAGACATAAGAAAAGCGATTGCGGAACAAAGACAAATTATCATTTCATATCAGGAATATTACGAACCAAAACCTTCAGAATAGATAAATATTAGTATGTCAGATTTAGAAAAAATCAATACTAAAATAGCTCTACTTGAAAAGGATGCTCAACAAAGTGAGCACATCCATAATAGATTAGAAGTTGCTATTGAAAAATTATCTGATTGTACAATATCTCTTAAAGGATTACTTGTACAACAAGAAACAAAACTATCTAAGGCAGAACAAACCGATGAAGATATCTTTATCACTTTAGAATCTCGTAGAAAAGAATGGGATACTGATCTTAAAGAATTACATTCCAGAATAAATAGTGAAAGTAAATATCTAAGAGAAATGCACTCACTATCTGAGCAAAAGATAATGGAAGAAATTCGTGGTATCAGAGCAGGATTAGATACTAGAGTTGGTATGTTAGAACGCTGGAGATGGGTGATTATAGGTTGTGCCATTATGGTTGGTCTACTGATGAATAACCCTATGTTCTTTGAAATGATTGCTTGACTTTTCAACCATTTTTTGTTATAATGTATAAATGTCATACATAGATACTAAATTTCTCAATCTTCTATCTACAAGACTTCCAAAATTTAAAAGAAAATCGGATAAACTATATAACTTTAGGTGTCCGCATTGTGGCGACTCTAAGAAGTCGTCTAATAAAGCAAGAGGGTTTGTATATGAAAAGAAAAACGAAATGTTTTTCAAATGCCATAATTGTGGCATGGGTCAATCACTTGGTAATCTTATTAAGTTTCTTGATCCGATTATGTATAAAGAATACATCTTTGAAAGATTTAAAGATGGCAAAGTAAAAGAAGATAAAACTGAATTCGATTTCACTCCCTCAAAAGAACTAAAAACAAAAACTGCATATGAGCGTCATCTTGACACACTCACTCGATTTGATAATCTAGTCTTGACTCATCCTGCAAAACAAATTTTATTTAAAAGACTTATACCTAAAGAACATTGGGATAAGTTTTTCTTCTGTCCTAACTTCTATGAATGGACTAATGATATAGTACCAAATAAGTTTTCATCTTTAGAATATGATCACCCTAGAGTCGTAATACCTTTCTATGATAGAGCAGGTAATTTTTTTGCATTTCAGGGTCGTGCATTTGGCAAAGAACAACCTAAGTATATCACAATAAAATTTGATGATTCTAAACAAAAGATTTATGGTTTAGATAGGATTGATTTGAATAAACCTGTTATGATAACAGAAGGTCCTATTGATAGTCTGTTTCTTGACAATGCAATTGCACTCGCTGGCGCCGATGCTGTTGTAAATATACAACACTCACAATGCACTATGATATATGATAATGAACCTAGAAATAAACAAATTGTCGACCGTATGATGAACGCTGTACATAATAATTTTAATTTGGTCATATGGCCAAAGTCGTTAGAAAACAAAGACATAAATGATATGATAATTGCAGGAAAGACACCAGCACAGGTGGCAAGTATTATATATAGTAATACATTTTGCGGACTTTCAGCACTACAACAAATTAACTCTTGGAAAAGGATATAACCCCCTATGTCGAATCATCTACCCACAAGCTACCAACAATACATTCATAAATCAAGATACGCAAGGTTCGTAGATGAAGATAAAAAGAGAGAGAGTTGGCCTGAAACTGTAACAAGATACTTTGATTTCATGGCAAATCACCTAAAAGAAAATCACAAACACAATATACCTAATAGAGAAGAACTAGAAGAAGCAGTTTTAAATCTAGATGTAATGCCTTCTATGAGAGCATTGATGACGGCAGGACCTGCATTAGACAGAGATCATACTGCTGGTTATAATTGTAGTTATATTCCTATTGACAATGTAAGATCCTTTGATGAAGTAATGTACATATTATTATGTGGCACAGGCGTTGGTTTTTCAGTAGAAAGGGATCTTGTAGAAAAGTTGCCAACAGTTGCTGAGCGTGTTGAAAAATCAGAAACAATAATCGTAGTAGAAGATAGTAAAACAGGATGGGCAAGATCATTCAAAGAACTAATCGCTATGTTATACTCTGGTCAGATACCTAAGATTGATGTATCAAAGGTAAGACCTGCAGGTGCAAGACTTAAAACATTTGGTGGTCGTGCTTCTGGTCCTCAACCATTAGTGAATCTATTTGATTTTGCAATCAATACATTTAGAGATTCTGCTGGTAGAAAACTTGACAGTTTAGAATGCCATGACCTAGTATGTAAAGTAGGTGAAGTAGTTGTGGTTGGTGGTGTAAGAAGATCAGCATTAATCTCACTAAGTAATATTCAAGACGATAGAGTTCGTAAAGCGAAAATGGGACAATGGTGGGAGATGAATGGTCAAAGAGCATTGGCAAACAACTCTGCTTGTTATACAAGAACACCTGATATGGGATTGTTTATGCACGAATGGAAATCATTATATGATTCAAAGTCTGGCGAGAGAGGTATATTCAATCGTGAAGCTGCGAAAAAGAAAGTTGCAGAAAATGGTCGTAGAGATCCTGAACATGAATTTGGTACTAACCCTTGCTCAGAAATTATATTAAGACCATATCAATTTTGTAATCTAACAGAAGTAGTCATTCGTGCTATAGATGAAGCAAAAGATTTAAAAAGAAAAGTTAGACTTGCAAGTCAACTAGGTACATATCAATCTACACTTACAGATATTAAATATCTAAGAAAGATATGGAGAGATAATACAGAAGAAGAAAGATTACTTGGTGTATCACTCACAGGTATTATGGACAATCAACTAACAATCGAAGCAGATCCTAAACTATTAAAGTCTATGCGAGAAATGGCAGTAGAAACGAATAAAGATTTTGCAAAGAAACTCAAGATACCTCAATCTGCTGCTACAACTTGTATTAAACCTTCTGGTACTGTAAGTCAGTTAGTTGATAGTGCTTCAGGTATTCATACAAGACATAGTGATTATTATATTAGAACTGTAAGAGGTGATAATAAAGACCCACTAACTCAAATGATGAAAGATCAAGGCATACCACACGAACCAGATGTAATGAATCCATCAGTTGTAAGTGTATTTTCTTTCCCTACTGCTTCACCTAAAGGTGCGGTTACAAGAGATGAGTTTACTGCTATCGAACAGTTAGAGATTTGGTTAAGATATCAAAGAAACTGGTGTGAACACAAACCTTCTTGTACAGTATCAGTAAGATCCCACGAGTGGATGGAAGTAGGTGCATGGGTATACAAACATTTTGACGAAGTATCAGGTGTGAGTTTCTTACCTCATTCTGATCATACATATCAACAAGCACCTTATCAAGATATAGATAAAGAAAGATATAACGAACTTAGAAAGTTAATGCCTAAGTCAGTTAACTTTGAAGAACTATCGAATTATGAAAGTGATGACAATACAACTGGTACTCAAGAACTTGCTTGTACAGCGGGCGCTTGTGAGATTGTAGATATCACTTCACAACCAGCAGGAATTTAATGATATTACAAAAGAAATGCGACAATTGTTCAGCAGAATATACAGTTAAACATGAACTACCAGAAGATTATATGGAACAATTTTGTCCATTCTGTGGCCATGAACACGAAGAAGAAGTTGAAGTAAAAACAGATATAGATGAAGATTGGGATTGATTACAGTCTAAGTTGTCCTGGAGTATGTATAAACACTAGTACTGATGAATTCAGATACGAAGATTGTAAGTTTTACTATCTAACAACTAAAAAGAAGTATGCAGGTGCATACAAGCACAATGGTGTATCTTTCGAGGGTACTGAACACAAACCATACTCGTCTGAGTCTGAACGATATGAAAATATTGCAGACTGGGTTATAGATGTAATTAATACATATTACCCTAAATCTATGGCTTCTAGAAAGACGCACATAATCAATCTAGAAGATTACTCATTCGCCTCAAAGGGTCGAGTCTTTCATATTGCAGAAAATATGGGACTACTTAAATACAAACTCTATCAAAATGACTGGAACTATAATCTAATTGCACCTTCTGTAATTAAGAAATATGCGACAGGTAAAGGTAATGCAAATAAAGAGGCGATGACTGAGCAGTTCGCCATAGATACTGGTCTCAATGTATTAGATATGTTCGAATGTAAATATACCTCACCTGCTACAGATGTGGTGGATGCGTATTATATATGTAAATATCAGCCAGAAATTAGTGAAAATCCAATTTTGTCTAAATAGAAGCATACGACATCCTATGGATGCGTAATAACTCCGAAATTTGATTTGATATCTCAAACTTCACTAAAACCTAAGGCGTGATTATGACAACATTTAAAATGCTCATAATTAAAATTTTAAAAAAGATGATTAACGACTCTTATCATCCAGAAAGACACTATCTAAGAGGGATACAAGTATCAAACCTAGATAAATCTTCCGACAAATAAAGATTTTAAAATATTACATAACGAATCATAGTTATAACACGCCCTAGGACTGACAAAATCACTCTAAAATCACCTCAAAATACGCATTTTTAGTGTTGTATTTTTGCAACACTTTTCAATTTATTAAAAAACTCAATAAAATCAATAGGATAAAATGGTATTATATGCCCGAAAGTGCTTGAATCTACCGTAGATTAGTATATAATAAGAGTATATTAACAACGAACCGAAAGAAAAAACATTATGAAATATAGTATGCAATATAAAAGACAATTTGAGTTTGCCAAGAAACTTTGGGAAACTTCAACTGGTCAAACATATAGTGGAACATTTGATGAGAAACTACAAATTGAAAGAAACATTGAATTAATTAAAGACTTAGTGAGGGTTGCATAATGACAATTTTATTATATATCACATTATCACTTACTGCCTTCTTTGCTTATTGCACGGCAGTTGCTTACTATCAAATGTTTAAACAAGAATTCGGAGAACTTTAAAATGATTAATATTATTAAATCTGCTGACAATTTACAAGACGGTATTACAAATATGATGTCTGCCGCAAAAGAAGATTATGCTCAAACAATGGGTAGAAATGATTCTGCTTACACTAGACAAAAACTTGAAAACTATGAATCTCAAACTACTGTTAAAGAAGGTAAAAAATATATCAAGATTATCTTTGACAGATCAGTATTTGCTTTCATAGTAAAAGAAGATTTTAAACACTTCAAAAAGGGTGATGTATTGAAACCTGCAAGTTGGGCGGCACCTGCTCTTAATCAACCAAGAGGTAATGTACTGAAAGGCAACTACCCTATCCAGTGGACGGGACCACTTTACTTATAAGATGATTAGTAGTTTTTTAATATTCACAGGTTTATCAGTTTTATCAATAATTGTAATTGCGAGGATTACTATGCCATAGCAAAAGTAAATGGCAAAAACACCGAGAGTAATTTCACCCATAATGAAACGAAATCTATGCCATCGGATGAATGATTATGGGGCCCCTAGTCGCTTGTGATCAGATCAAGTTGAAGCACAGTAACGGGCACAGACAAAATATGCTTCACAAATTATAATATGAATAAGGAGAATACATTATGAGAAAATATTTACAAGGTACAACAGACGAGGATATAATTAATTATATGTTCGGCAAAGGTGAGAGTACATCAAAGACTCACTTTATGAACTATAAAACAATGAGTGATAGAAATGCCTATATGGTAGGATTTTTATCAAGTGCATTAAGAAATGCCCATGTAGATTTAAAATTAATGAGAGGTGAAAAAATATGATGGAAATATTTGAAATAATACACGATTTGAAAGTGGTTAGTAGGGCATTAGAAGATACCGAAACACCATTACATCCGCAAACGATTTTTGCTAAATACAAAACTAGAGAATTAATCAAAAAGTATGAGAGTAAAATCACGGATTTTGAAAAGTCTTTCGGTATAAATCAGAATGAAAATCAAGTAAATCAACCACTTAATAGTGCTTGACATTAACTCAAATAGCTGATAGAATACAGAATAATTAACAAAACAAGGAGAATACATTATGGACGGCGTATATACAAAAGAATTTATGTTCGAAGAATTTAATAAGATAACTTCTAAAAAGAAGAAAGTTGAATGGTTAGTAGATATGAAGGATGCAAGAATCAATCATCCTAATATGTTTAGAGGCACTAAGATATCGGTCAAGAACTTTGACAATCTGATCGAAGTATGGTCACAAAAGAACCCTAGAAAATATGCTGAAGATTTAATTGGCATTACTGCTAGAGTTGAAGAAGAAAAAAGAATTGAGAGAGAAAAGATGGGCGGCAAAGGTAAACCTGTGTTCTCTGGTCGAGGTCCTAACGCAAAATGATGATCTTACAAAATTTCTTAATGTTGTTGATTATATCTACACTATTGGTCTCTGGTTTTGCCAGGGCCGATAGTTATAGTGAGGCAGTTGCTGGTCATGTAATCACACAAAAGGTTCAAAATAATGACATGGATCATAGTGCTGTTGCAAATGCAGAACTTAATAGACAAATGCACCAGTTAAGTTTAGAGATACTTGCTGTTGTGTTTAATAATATGCCTACTATATTAGACGGCATATCAGCACAAATGAGATTAGAGGCAGACAAGATGTATAAGTGCTCGCTTCAAGATGATTATAAAAATAAAGAGTGTGAATAATGGGTAGTACGATATATACATATCAAAAATCAAAGAGAAAACCTATACCTTTAACTAGAGAAAGGTTATTGACTTTGAGAGAACACGAAAAAGAATTGAAACGATTAGGTGTAGATAAGTCTAGACCAACTGATATATCAGATGGTCCGTTAGTGAAGCGGTTATCACGCCTGCCTGTCAAGCAGGAGACCACGGGTTCAAATCCCGTACGGACCGCCAATAAGATCGGTGGTACTAAACCAGTTGAGAACTGGAAATTACAAGAGAGTAAAAACTTTACAGTTGCACCTGCATATAATAAAGGTGCATATCAAGTTATTAGTAAATCAAATATAAAAGATATAGGTAGATGATACAAAGAAAAAAAATATTAAGAGATATGTTTTTTATAAAGAGGCATGAAGGTAAAATATTTTCAACAATCTATATAATTTGCATATTGTCTATATTATTAATTAGTACAGGTTGCTCCTCAACAAATATAAAAAGTCATATGGGTACAGTTGCGGGTGGTGCCACAGGATATACAACTTGCCGTGCATTACTTGATACTAATGTAGCATTAACCGCCGCTTGTACACTTGTTGGTGCCTGGTGGGGTGCAAATTTATTTTATACTGACATGAATATTCACAATGCAGTTTTTATAGATACATTGAACACGGCACCTGGTAAAAGATCACATACAAATTGGGGTAATTCAAACACAGGTAATTGGGGATCAATAACAATTAATAGAAGTTATGTTAAGAATAGTAGAAAGTGTACAGAATATACCTCTGTTATTAGTATTCAAGATTCTTGGCCAATGAATAGTATTCAAAGAGGAAGTGAATTTGGTGTTGCTTGTCAACATCCTGATGGTCGTTGGGAAATTGTAGATTCTACAACAAAAGGTTGGGGATGGTAATGAGTAATTGGTTTGACGAAAAAGAGTTTTCAGAACCTCCTATGTCTTTTAAACTATATATGAAAAGACTAAGTAAACTTTGTAAGGCATATGACAATGCTAAAGATACAGAAATGAAAAATATGTGGTCAATAAAAATGACAAAACTATACAAGATATATATTAATTCAAGACCAAGAAATGGAACTATTCACTAATGCATAATCCTTTTCATCAATTCATGGTTAGTATGATGTTTATTGCTATATGTTTAATAATACTTGCAGATTTTGTTATGGCAGAAGAAAAAAGTAAATCACAATGGTTAAATGAGAATCCTTGTATGATTAAAACCATAACAACGACAGTAGAAAAGAATGGAATAACAACGGTTACTAAAGAAGAAGTATTAAAATGTAAAGATGGATACGATGGTCCCAACTATTGGGAATTATTTGCTCAATATTATTACAGCGGATTGACTACTCCTGCTTATTGTAGGCAGTATGCAAGACCAGATCACCCTTTTAAGACACCGGGTATGGTTTGTTTAAATGAAAAAGGTGTCTGGGAAGAAAAAAAATAATGACTAAATTATTAGTAATTATTACCTGTATTGTCGTCCTTACAGTACACGGTGGCGAATTTATGGACAAAATAAATCTTGAGAGAATTCTTGAGATAACATTTAATATAATGGATCAAAATGAAGGAGAAAAATAATGATTAGAATTATGTTGATCGCTTTAATAGGATTAACTTTGGCGAATTGTGCTCAAACACAATACCCAGTTAAACTTGAAGCGAATGTTGATGAAGGGCGAGTATTAAATCAAGTACCTCAATGGTATGTTGACGCTCAAGTCGAAAAGGGTCTGATTAAGAACCGTGATGCTGACAAGTACATTTATGCTGTCGGTCAAGGCACTAGTCCAGACTTACAACTTGCAGTAGAGAAAGCAATTATGGTTGCAAAGGCAAACCTTGCTGATCAACTTCAAGGTGAAATGAATAAACGAACTGAATTGTATGTTACAGAAGTCGGTCAAGAAGGTAATAAAGATGTTGCCTCTAAAATCGAGAGTACAATTGTGAATGTTATTCAAAAAATCAAAGTGCAAGGTTACGAAGAATGGAACAAAGATGTTTACGAAACACCTAGTGGCGAATATAGAGTATATATTGGTTTAAAAATGGGCATTGGTAAATCTAATAGACTGTTCGATTATATCGTAAGTCAGGCAACCACTGGTACAGATATAGATTCACTTGCTGAAGAAGCAATTGATAAAGTTATGGGTGCACCAGTTGAAAATGTTGCAGTTGAGGAGTTAAGTTAATGAGCATTATCGTTTACAGTAAACCTCAATGCCCATATTGCGATAAGGCGAAGGCGTTATTAACACGCCTTGGCCATGACTATACAGAAAAAGTCGTAATGGTTGAAATGTCCCTTGAAGATTTATACGAGGCATTAGGCAAACAAGTGAGAACTATCCCACAAATTGTAATTGATGATGTACATATAGGTGGTTATAATGAACTAGTAGAACATTATGTATCTGAAGGTGTTATCAATTTTAAAGGGGAAAGAGTCTCAAATGAAACTAACTAATTTTCAACTAACAAACTATAAATTCGTTTTCAAAAATAATGAATTCTTTGAATGTATATCAGACCACTTTGATAATGCTATGTTGCTCGTTGAGTCATCACACATTACTAGAGATTTAAAATATACCGCTAATGATTTATTATTTGTTGAAGAACGAGCAGTAAAATATAATATATAAGGAGAGATATGCCAGAATTTAAAGAAGAAGTGCATACTTACAAGGTGAGTTATATGCCACCTGGTGAGAACAAATTAAAAGATAAAGAAGTACAAGGAAACTCTGTGGCACAAGTTATGCACATTGTTAATAAAGAGTTTAATAAACAAGTTGTCAAGGGTGTTCTTTATCTAAGAAAAGAAACTATACCAAGGAGATATTAATATGGGTAAATTTATAAAAACACCAATGGATGAAAAGATAATATCTTATCTTGCCATTGAAATATATAAGAAAGATCCTGCGAATCCTGTCTTATTAAAATTTATGAGTATGAAAAATGAAGAAGGATATTCTTTAACAAAAGTTATAAATGAATATAAAAAAACAAATGAGCATCCTGACCATTTCAATACAGATGGCACTTGGAAGTTTCCTGGTGGTAAAATAACATTTACACAATGGATAAATGACGAAGAACCAGAAGATTTATCTCTAATACCTATTAGTTAATGATTTTAGTAATTGATATAAAGAAAAATGATCTAATTAAATTTATGCAATATATAGATGTATCTTACTCTAGTGGTTCAACACCAGATGAGGTTATACCTATTGCCTCTGCAATAAATGAAAGTCTTAAAAAGAAAAAACAAAAACAAGAAAAAAAATGATAAAGTCAGAAACAGATAGTGCTTGGGAAGTAAACAAGACAACTTTAGCAGAAGATGAAATGGCCGAGAAGATGGCCAATCTTCGAGCAAAGAAAAAACCAGCAAAACTATCTAATATTAGTCAAGATGTATTAGATTTACCAGAAGATCATCCACTCTCATATGTCAATGTTAAGAAATATATTGCAACGCAAGAGGGTGTTGCTAAAGTCGGTAAACAACAACAAAACTCTAGAAGTGAAAATCAAAAATTAAAAGATGAGGGCATGAGAAAACGAATGGATGCTGAGGCATATATTCGCAGTATGAAAAAATATCTAAGTACAGGTGATTGGTCTAATCTATACTATGGAGAGTATGAAGATAAGTTAATAGAATGGAAGGTAGTTGTCCCGTCATATAAATAGTAGTATGAGAGATTTTCAAGAATATATAACCGAGGGCGTATATGACCCTAACATATTCAAGGCATTCTTCCTTGCAGGTGGACCTGGTTCAGGTAAGTCTTGGGTCTCTGCAAGAACATTGTCTGGTATGGGATTAAAAGTTATTAATAGTGATGACACTTTTGCTGCTGCTTTAAAAAAAGAAAACATGAGTTTAAATTTTGCTATGTCTGATCCAGAAGAAGTGGAAAGGCGTGATGAAATAAGAGCAAAAGCAAAAGCACTTACTGGTAAAGGTCTTAAACTATATCTAGAGGGTCGTCTAGGATTAATTATGGATAGTACAGCAAGAGATTATCCTAGAATATCAAATGAAGTAAGATTAATGAAACAACTTGGTTACGATACCTATATGGTGTTTGTTAATACAAGTTTAGAAGTTGCTTTACAAAGAAATTCAATGAGAGATAGAGTCTTGCCAGACGCTATCGTCATGCAAAATCATAAGACCGTTCAAAGAAACATAGGTGGATTTCAAAATCTATTTGGTCTAAACAATTTTGTTATTGTTGATAATAACAAAAAAAAAGAAGATGTCAATCCAAAAGTGCATAAAGCAATAAGAGGAATGATAAATCAAAAACCAACATCACCACAGGCAATATCATGGATAAAGAGAGAACTAGCAAAGAAACGAAGGTAGAAATGGGAAAAATTATTAAGTTTCCTATGGACAAAGTCATTCGTAGAAAACGAGAAGAAGGACCTAAACTTAGCGAAGAAGAAGCAAAAGTTATAAAAGAAGAAACTTTTATAGATAATCTATCTGAGCAAATGACTTTAGATATCATTGAAGATTTAAGAGATAATGCTGTCGCTTTAGATACTGACCAATTTCTACAAGATTTAGCAATAATGGTAGAAACATTAAAGGCAATGCTCAAACGAGATTTCGGACATAAACATCCAATGCATGATATTACCGATAATCTTACAAAGATAATCACGACACCTGACGGTAGAAAATTTACCGATATCAACTATTCAAGAATATCTGTATCACCAAAGATAAAGGCAGAAGATTTTTTAGATACAATCGGTAAGATACAAAAAGAAATACAAGATGATGATCCTACTAAAGAAGGCGAACTTGAAATAGAGTTTATTCCTGAGGAATAGACCTTGACAATCCGAATGGATTGTGTTATAATAATGATATGATTATAGTTGACTTAAACCAAATAATGATTTCGAACTTAATGGTTCAAATCAACGGCCGTCAGGCAGTAGAATTATCCGAAGACCTTGTTAGACATATGGTCTTAAACTCACTCCGTGGACACAACAAAAAGTTTCGTAAAGAGTATGGCGAAATGGTTATTGCTTGTGATTCAAAGAATGTATGGAGACGAGAATTTTTCCCAAATTACAAAGCAGGTAGAAAAGCAAATCGTGAAAAATCAGATCACGATTGGAATGCTATCTTTTCTATGTTAGGTAATATTAGAAATGAGATACGAGATTTCTTACCATATAAAGTTATAGAACTAGAAACTGCTGAAGCAGATGATATTATTGCCACTTTGGTAAGAAGAACATTAAATCGAATACAACCTAACCATTTGAAAAAGATACTAATTTTATCAGGAGATAAAGACTTTATACAATTACATAATGAATGGGTGAAACAATATAATCCAGTACTAAATAAGTATGTAGGTAAAGATGAAAATCCTACCTTATATATAAAAGAACATATACTCAAGGGTGATAGAAGCGATGGTATCCCTAATGTATTGTCAGATGATAATGTTTTCATAGAAGGTAGACGACAGAAACCTTTAAGTAGAAAGAAAATAGATTCATGGTTAGAAGAAGTCTTAATGACTATGACCGAAGAAGAAGAAAAGAACTACAATCGCAACAAGAAATTGATTGACTTAACTTGTATACCTCTAGAGTTAGAGGACAAGATTAATAATGAGTTTGATAATGTTGAAGTGGCGACAAGAGATAAAATCTTGAACTACTTTATAACAAGAAAACTTAAAACTTTAATTGAGGTTATTGATGAATTTTAATCTCAAAAGAACTGTTAAGGAGAAATAACAATGGCTATAATACGAAGAAATCCAGACGGATCAGTACAAAGTGATTCTAGAGATCAACAACCTACACAATCACACCCAGCATTAATGACTAGAACAGGCGTTAAAGCACTATCAGAATCAGGTAGAGCATTACCTATGTTAATGGATGAGATTGCTACTAAAATTAATAATGCAAAAGATAAAACAAGAAAACTAAAAGTACTTAAAGAGAACGATTCAGTTCCTTTAAGACAAGTGTTAAAAGGTGCATTTGATCCTAATATCGAATGGTTAATACCTGATGGTGATGTTCCATACACACCTAATGACGCACCACTTGGAACAGAACATAATATTCTTTCTCAAGAAGCAAAGAGATTATATCTATTTACAAAAGGTGGCGACAGTACTTTATCATCATTAAAAAGAGAAACAATCTTTATTCAAATGCTAGAAGGACTATCTGCTGGCGAAGCAGAATTCTTGGTTACAGTTGTTAACAAGAAAGTTAACAATAAGTACAAAGGATTTACGGCGAATCTAGTGAAAGAAGCATTCGATTGGGATGATAATTTTATGAAAAAAGAAGGATAATCCACGCTATCATACGAAAAACCTCTAGTTTTACTAGGGGTTTTTTTGCTTGACTAACCGAAGTAAATAGTGTATAATTAAGTATGAAATTAAATCATTACGAAAAGAAGATTATCAATGGCATTCTAGACAGCAGAAAGGCAAGATATGAAACGCCTAGACGCAAGATGAATGGACCATATAAAGAATGTAAACAATATGAGGCAGCAATTTCTTTAATGTTAAAAGGAATAATATATGCCGAATCGACAAACGAATTAGAAATCGAAGGACCTGCGTTACCCGACCCACAATATAGATGGTTTGTATGTAGACCTTGGAAAACAAAAAGAGAGTTGAGGAAACACATATGAATTATTACATAAAAAAATATTTATTATTACTTTTATATTACATACGAGAGTATAGAGAAGAAGTTAAGACAGGATTAATTGCTTTTGTAATTACAATATTAACCTATTCATTTTTAAATTATTCTTACAAGACTGTTGAAGAAATCGAACCTGTCGAAATAGAAATACCAGAAGTAGATCAGGACTTTATAGATGATATACGAGGTGCGTTAGAAGAACCTGATATTATTTCAGATACAAATGAGCAGTTTATTGCTTCACTAGATACCTGTATTGATTATGTTTATCTAAGTGTATCACCTGAACGACAACTACCTAGAAAACTTATACTCGCACAAGCAATATTAGAGTCTGCTTGGGGTACTTCTAGATTTGCCAATGAAGGTAATAATCTATTTGGTATCAGAACCTTTGATAAGAGTCAAGAACATTTACTACCTATCACTTGGGATCCAAACGAATGGCCAGGATGGGGTGTAAAAGTTTATGAGAGTAAATGTGCTAGTGTTAGAGATTATGTTCGTATCATCAATGAAGTATGGGCATATGAAGAACTTAGAGAAGCAAGAAAACAAAATCCAGATATCACAGCGGTAGAACTTGCTATGTATCTTGATAAGTTTTCAACTAATCCTAACTATGAAAATCTAGTGGTGAGAATAATCGAAACAAAATTATAGAATGAATATATTTTATTTACATAAAGAACCAAAGACCTGTGCTGAAATGCATTTAGATAAACATTGTACTAAAATGCTTATCGAATATGCTCAACTAATGTCAACTGCTCATAGAGTGCTTGATGGTCAAAAGTATATTGCTAAATCAAAGACTGGTAGAAAAGTAACCAGATATAGATTAGATAATCCTAACGAAGAGGCAACTGTCTATAAGGCGTGTCATATAAATCACCCGAGTGCTGTGTGGGTTCGTGCTAGTGCTTACAACTACTGGTGGTTATATCAAATGTGGTCTCATCTACACGAAGAATTTAAAATAAGATATGGTAAAGATCATAAATCATATGTTGTACTCAAAGAACTACTAAGAAACCCACCTAAAAATGCACCCCTAAATATTCTTTTTAGTCAACCAACACAAGCAATGCCAGATGATGTAAAGAACGAAGATAGTATTGTTGCTTATCGAGATTATTATATCAAATACAAAAATAGTTTTGCTACATGGAAGACAAGTATACCTGAATGGTATAGTAAGGGAATAAATGCCAACATATAATTTTAAAAATAAGAAAACAGGCGAAGTTTGGGAAGACTTAATGACCATTGCTGAAATGGAAAAGTTTGTTAAGAAAAGACATATTGAATTATTACCACCAACACAAATGAATATAGTATCAGGTGTAGGATCAGTAGATGGTAAAACAGACTCTGGTTGGAAAGAAGTTATGTCTAAGATTTCTGAAGCACATCCTGCCAGTAATCTTGCTGAACGATATGGTAAGAAGTCAGTAAAAGACACACAAATAGATAGGGTAATAAAAAAACATAGAGACCGTAAAGTAAAGGGCGGTGGGGCATAAATATTATAAATAATAATACTAATGCTATCGAGTATATCTTAACACGCTCATTCTAGATAAAAAGAGTCAGATGTTGTGAGGTCAATCCGATAAGGCGTTATAGATCAGCGCTGATCAAACAGGAATATATATGGCAGACTTTGATTTTTTAGATGGTTTTGACACAGGTGGTGATTGGGGATTCTCCTCAGTTGCTGAGAAACCTTCAGAAAAAACACAATCAGACTCAGAAACAACTAAGGCAGTTGTTAAACAAACGGCTGATGGTGTCGGGAAAGCTGTATCTAAAGAGGTTCTTACTACAATCGAAGGTAAACTTGATCGAATCTATTCGGCAATCAATTCAACTAAATCTGAAATTCAAGAAAAGAATGAAACAGAATTAGAGATTGCTAAAAAGCAAATGGATGATGAATATGATTTGAGAAAAGACAATCTAGGTAAAGAACAAAAAGAAAACTATGCTAAGTTAGAAAAATTAATAATCCCTTTATTAATTAAATTAGCAAAATCACCAGAAGATTACATCTATTGGCCAAATAGAGAGAGTGTAATCGAAACACAATTAAAAAAAATAGTAGAAATAACGAGAGGTAAATAATGCAATTAAGTGAAAATTTTAGTCTAAACGAATTTACAAAGTCAGATACAGCAGTTAGAAAAGGTATTGATAATACACCTAATGATGACCATTTGAAAAGTATGAAAGCATTATGTGAAAATGTTTTACAAAAAGTTAGAAGTCATTTTGGTAAATCAGTTAGAATTACAAGTGGATATAGATCGCCAGAACTATGTGAGGCGATAGGATCAAGTGCCAGATCACAACACGCTCAAGGTGAGGCAGCTGATTTTGAAATCACAGGTATTGATAATAAAGAATTAGCAAAATGGATTAGAGATAATGTGGAATTCGACCAATTGATATTAGAGTTTTATACCGAAGGTGATCCAAATAGTGGTTGGGTTCATTGTTCGTATGATATGGAACATAATAGAAAAGAAGTTTTGTCTGCTAAAAAGACTGATTCAGGTACTCACTATACACACTCCGAATTAAAATAACTGCTTGACTTTCTAGTCATATCCTGTTATAATAACAGTTATGAATCAATTAAACAAATTTATGAAAGACAATTATAGTCTAAAGTCTTTCAATCATAATGCCCCGTCCTCGGCTGGCCCAGACTTACAAACAGAATCTATCAATGGTAAAAGATATTATGTTACACCGAAAGGTGAAAAGTATCCATCTATTACTACTGTTTTAAATGACAGAGGCAAAGAGGGTATTCGCAAATGGCGTGCCAGTGTAGGATTTGATGTTGCGAATCAAATAATGAGAGCCGCTGCTAAACGAGGTACTGCTGTACATACATTAATAGAAAACTATCTTAATAATGAAGAACTAACAAAACAAGAAGTATTACCTCTTGCGTTATTTACAATAATGAAAGATGAACTCGATAATGTAGATAATATTGTTTTACAAGAAGCAGCATTGTATAGTGATAAGTACCAGATTGCAGGTAGAGTTGATTGTATCGCTGAATATGATGGTAAGTTATCTGTCATTGATTTTAAAACATCTACAAAAGAGAAGAAAGAAGAATGGTGTGAAAACTATTTTATTCAATGTTCTGCTTATTGTGAAATGTACGAGGAAAGATTTGGCAATCCTATTGATCAAGTTGTTATACTTATGGTGACAGAGGATGGTGCTGTTCAAAAATTCGTAAAAGATAAAAACGATTATCTACCTTTACTTAAAGAGGCAATACAAGATTTTAATGGAATGGAATTTCATTAAAGTTTAAACGGAGGGTAATTCTTTTTCAATAACAGGTCTATACTGCATTGGTGTTAAACTCTGATTATTCCAACCATAAGGTTGACACTCTAAAGTAAATCCAGAGTAATCTTCTTTGTTTATACCAGACGGAAAGTTGTTTTCTTCTTGTAAATAGTGTTCGCTTAGAGATTCATTTATAAACTCTTGATTATCTGCTAAGTAAACCTCACAACTTTCAATTGTAAGATATGCTGTATCCGTGTAATAAGTATAGTACTTATCAACTTCACCTTCAAAGGAGAATACTGCTGTAATTAAAAAAACTATTGAGAACATAAAACTATTTATATTTTCAAAATATTAAATTTAAGTTATTAATTGTCAAAATGTCAAAGAAACTAAAAAGTAATCCAGTCGCAAGATCAAATAAGAATAGACCACAAGTCATTCCTAATAAAAAGAAACCTAAGCGAAATGATTTAAAAGACGATTTAAAGAGAGAACTGCTTGACAAACCAAACAGAAAGTGATATAATAGTGTTATGGATAATATAATTACACCGAATAAGTTTGCTTTATTGATAGAGAATATTGTCAAAGATAAAAGAACTTCATATATGGATGCTATATTATCTTATTGTGATAAGAGCAATATTGACCCTGCTACGATAAAAACTCTTGTCAATAAAACATTAAAAGAAAAACTAGCATACGAAGCTCAGGGACTGAATATGTTAAAAGAGAAAACGGCAAAACTGCCGATATAAGGAGATAGATTATGGGAATATATAGTTTCTTTAATAATATTTTAGAAAAACTGGTTGAACCAGCAAAACCAGTGCTAGAATTAAATGATCCAATTACAAATACTGATCTTAAACATAAGACAAAAAAAGAACTAGAAGTAATTGGTAGAAATTTAGGTATCGAAATAGATAGAAGATTGAAAAAAGATACAATACTCAAACAAATTAAAAAACAAATAAGGACAGTATAGTAATGAGATTAGTTAATCATACATTTAGATTTAGAGCATTGGGTGACTGGATAAATCAAACAACAGATGATCTATTCGCAGATAAAAAAGTTGTTTTATTTAGTTTACCTGGTGCGTTTACACCTACTTGCTCTTCACAACAATTACCTGGTTATGAAGGTGCATTTAATGAGTTCAAAGAACTTGGAGTTGACGAAGTATATTGTATGTCAGTCAACGATGCTTTTGTTATGAATGCTTGGGGAAATGCTCAAGGTATTGAAAAGATAAAAATGATTGCTGATGGCGACGGTGTCTTTACAAGAAGTATGGGTATGCTTGTTGACAAACCATTTCAAAAGTTTGGTCTAAGATCATGGAGATACTCCGCTTACATAGTAAATGGTGAAGTAGAAAAAATGTTTATTGAACCAGGGTTTAATAATGAAGGTAAAGATGA